GACTTAATTTGTCAGCGTGTTTATCCCTGATGTGATTATGTGAGTTTATCTCTGAATCAAAAAACTAACCTTTATTTATGTTCTTGAAAGGAACAAACCTTATGAGCGAATTTATCGCAAAACAGGGTGACGCAAAGGCTAAGGCTTGGCATGAGGCTAAGGCACTTATTGAAAGTGTTGAAGCTCGTGGCGGTGTCTGGTCTGGTGAAGATGAGAAGAAATACGCTGATCTAACTGCTGTCATCAATCGTGCAAATGAAGCTATTGAGCTTGAACAGCGTGAGGCTAAGACTGCTGAAGTTTTGGCATCTGCTGCAATCAACTTCAAGGATGCTTCTGTGTCTGACTCTGAAGCAGACATCCTCCGTAAGATGGCTACAGGTGAAATTCGTGGACACGAATTCCGTGCTATCACTGGTGGATCTACTGGTGCTCCCGTGCCTACTTCGTTCATGAACGAGATAGTCAAGGTAGCTCGTCTAGTTAACCCACTACTTGACTATGCAACTGTAATCAACACCGCTTCTGGTGAAAACCTACAGATTCCATCACAGTCAGGTTTTTCGACTGCAACTATCGTAGGTCAGGGAGTTTCTATCGGAACTTCCGAGCCAACCTTCAACGCATTCACCACTCTATCTGCATACAAGTTCTCAGCACTAGCACAGCTATCTCGTGAACTAGTTTTGGATGCTGGTGTTGACATTGTTGGATTCTTGGCTGACCAATTCGGTAACGCATTCGGTTACGCTATCGGTGACAAGATCCTAAACGGAACTGGAACTGTTGAGCCTTCAGGTCTTTTGGCTGCTGCTGGAACTGGTGTTACCGGTTCGACTGGTGTTTCTGGTGCTTTCACTGCAGACAACATTGTTGATTTGGTTTACAGCCTTGATGGTGCTCTTCGTAACAAGCCATCTTTCGCTGTTCTAGCAAACTCAACTTCGATTGCTGCTATGCGTAAGCTGAAGGACTCTTATGGTCGTTACTTGTTCGACATTGGTGTTGGCCAGGACAAGCGTGACCTAATCTTGGGTGTTCCTGTTATCGAAACTCCATCAATGCCAAGCCCTGCTGTTGGTGCTAACTCTGTTGCTGCTGGTGACCTAAAGTCTCTATACATTCGCAACGCTGGTGGCCTACAGGTTGACCGCTCTGATGACTATGCATTCGGTAATGACCTAAGCACCTGGAGAGCTACTTGGAGATTGGATTCTGCACTTGTTCAGAAGTCAAACATCAAGAAGTTCAAGGGTGGTGCAAGCTAGTCTCTAGCTAACCCATAGATTTCACCCCCAATTCGGCTGCGTAGGGCTGTTTTGGGGGTGTTTTCTATTAGGCTGTGTTTATGACTAAATCTGCGATTTCTTGGTATTCAAATTCTTTCAATCAGCCGACTGGCTATGGCACTCAATCTAAACAGGTCATTCAACGCCTTGTTCGTGCCGGTCATAAGGTTGCTATGTTGTCTAATTATGGGCAAGAAGGTATCAATGGGGTTATTGAGACTGGTTTCGGTAAGATTCCACATTATTCTCGTGGTATGAATCAATACAGCACTGATGTGATGCCTTTGCATTATGCTCACTGGAGTTCAGAGAATCCTAGTCTGCCATCTTTCATGATTACTCTTTATGATGTTTGGGTTTTCGATAATCCTGCTTTGGATACTATTCCGATTGGCTCTTGGACTCCTATAGATCATGCTCCTGCTCCTGAGAAGGTTTTGGAGTGGTTGAAGAAACCTAATGTGACTCCGATTGCTATGAGCAAGTTTGGTAAGGCCATGATTGAGCAGGCAGGTTTGGAATCTGAGTATGTGCCTCATGCTATTGAGTCTCGTGTTTGGAAGCCAACTGAAAAGTTATCTAATGGGCAGACTGGTGAGGAGTTTGTGAAGGGTAAAGATAAGTTTGTTGTTGGCATGAATTTTGCTAATAAGGCTGGTGGGTTTATTCACAGGAAGGCTGTGGCCGAGAACTTTATGGGGTTTGCTGAGTTTGCTAAGAATCATGATGATGTGATGCTTTACATTCATAGTGAACCTTTTGGTAAACAGTCAGGGTTTGTGTTGCCTAATATTTTGCAGGCTTCTGGTGTTCCTCCTGAGAAGGTTTGTTTTGTTGACCCTATCGCCTATCAGTATGGGATTAGCCAGGAGGATTTGGCTGCAATTTATTCGTCTTGGGATGTGGGTTTGTTCACTAATTATGGTGAGGGTTTTGGTGTGCCTCAGATTGAAGCTCAGGCTTGTGGTGTTCCGATTATTACTTCTAATTTTGCTGCTTCTGCTGAACTTGCTAGCTCTGATTCTTTTCTGGTGGGTGGTCAGCCTTTGTGGGATGCCGGTCAACATTGTTGGTTTACTGTGCCGAGTGTGATGGGTATTCGTGATGCTTTAGAGCAGGCTTATCAGCGTGGTAAGGGTGATTTCCCTGACACTATTGCTTGGGCGAAACAGTATGATGCTGATCTTGTGTTTGATACACAGTGGAAGCCGATTATCGAGAAGTTGGCTAGTAAGGCATGATTCCTGTTTTAGGATTTCTCACTTATTCTCGTTTTGACTTAGCTGAGAGACTTTTGGAGAGTATTGATTATCCTGTTGAGCATCTGGTTATTGTAGATAATTCGGGTAAGAGAGAGTTTAATCCTAAGCAACCTGAGTTAGTGAAAAACATGTGGTTGATTCAAGTTCCTCATGGTTTGGGTTATGGTGGGGGTTTGAATCTGATTGTAAAGAGCACTCCTTTTGCTCCATATTGGATTTTAGTCAATGATGATTCTGTGTTTGCTCCTGGTGCTTTGAAGAAGATACATGAAAGAGTTGATACTGATGCCATCAATTTTTTGAGCATTATGCCTAAATGGAGTGGGTTTGTTTTGGGTGAGGGTGCAGTTTTGAAGGCTGGTTTATTTGATGAGCGTTTTCACCCCATCTATTTTGAAGATAATGATTATGAGCGTAGGTTATTAGCTGCGGGTGTTCCAGCAAAATTTATTCACGCTGTTTTGCATCACGATAATTCGAGCACTTTGAACTCTGGATTCCATTCGCAGAATGATAAGACTTTTAAGGCTAATCATTTGTTGTTTGAGAAGAAGGTTGCTGAGAATGATTTATCTCAAGGTGAGTTTGATTTGAATATTAGGAGAATAAACGCATGGGACAGATAGTTTATACAGGTGGCACTTTTGATTTGCTACATTCTGGCCATGTAAGGTTCTTGAAGGCTTGTAGAAGGCTTGCGGGGGATGATGGTGAGGTTGTTGTTGCTTTGAATACTGATGCCTTTATTGAGGCGTATAAGGCTAAATCGCCTGTAATGACTTTTGATGAGCGTAAAGAAGTTTTGTTGGGTTGCCGGTATGTAGATAGAGTTATAAGGAATATTGGTGGAGCTGATTCTAAGCCTGCGATTGAATCTGTTATGCCTGACTTGATTGTTATTGGGGATGATTGGGCTAAGAAGGATTATTATGCTCAAATGCAATTCACTAGAGAATGGTTAGATCAGTTGGAGATTCAGCTTGTTTATGTTCCTTATACTCCAGGCATTTCAACTACTGATTTGAAGAAGCGTATCCTTTCTGTTCGGTAAACTAGTAGGAGACTTAAGGAGTTTTTGTGGCTGTAACTAATGGTTACTGTAGTTTGGCTGATGTCAAGGCTGCACTTCGTATCGTTGACACTATTGATGATGCTTTGATTGAGCAGTCTATAAATGCTGCTTCACGGATGATTGACCAATATTGTAATCGCTATTTTTATTCGGGTAATGCTGGTGAGGTGCGTTATTACAAGGCTAATGATGCTTTCAATTGTTGGATTGATGATGTTCAGACAATCACGGAGGTTGCTACTGCTGCAACTAATCCTGTGACTTTTAATGTGATTTGGGATACCACTGATTATCAGACTATTCCTGCTAATACTTTTGCTAATGGTGGTTATCAGCCGATAACTGGTTTGTCTGCTGTAAAAAATTATTTCTTTCCTACTTGGGCTGACATCAATCTTGTTCGTGTTACTGGCACTTTTGGTTGGCCTAGCGTGCCTGAGCCTGTAAAGTTTGCTTGCATTATCCAGGCATCAAGATTGTTCAAGAGACTTGAGTCTCCTTTGGGTGTTGCTGGTGTTAGCGATATTGGGATTATGCGTGTTGGTAGCAGTGTTGATGGAGATGTTGCTCAGCTTTGTAATCCTTACCGCTTGTTGAGGACTAACGCCTAATGGCTATCAGTGAATTACGGCAGGGGCTTGTAAAGAATCTGCAAACAATTTCTAACATTCGGGTATATGCTACTTTGCCTGATGTTGTGAATCCGCCTAGTGCTTTGATTACTTTAGATAAGATTCAGTATCAACAGCAAAACAATAACTCTATGAGTATTTATACTTTCAAGATCACTATTGTTTTAGGTAGGGTGTCTGAGCGTGTTGCTCAACAAAATTTAGATGTGCTAGTTGCTCCTGATGGGGTGAAGGCTGCTATTGAGTCTGACCGGACTCTTGGTGGTAAAGCCTATGAAGTGAACATTCAAGAGATGTCTGCTTATGGTGCAGTTAGTATCAATGGAATAGACTATTTGAGTGCCGAGTTTTCGGTTCTCGTTTACGCAAGATAAAGGAAAAAAATGGCAATTTTTGTCGCAACAGACTTTAGCGTTAGCATCAATGGCTCAACTGCTTTATCGTCTTATCTAACACAGGTCGAATTGAAGGCCTCTGCTAATGACATTACAACAACAACTTTTGGTAGCTCATGGGTTACTCGTGTTGCAGGTCTAAAAGAAGGTTCGCTAACACTTCAGTTCAATCAAGATTATGATGCATCTAAAGTTGATGCTACTCTGTGGCCTCTGTTAGGTTCTAACGCAACTGTAGTTATCAAGCCAACTTCAAGTGCAGTATCTACAGCTAACCCTTCTTACACTGTGACTTGTTTGGTTACCGATCTAACCCCCGTGAGCGGTCAAATAGGAGATTTAAGCACCTTCTCTGTTACTTGGCCAACTAACGGCTCGGCTGTGAGGGCTACCGCCTAATGAATCAACTAATCCTACGCATCCTGTTGACTGACGATACTAGTTTTGAAATTAAGACTTGTGCCGGAGATATTGTTAAATGGGAATCAAAATTTGATTTGAGTATTGTCGAGCTAAATAAAACAACACATTTGCTTTATCTTGCATGGTTGGCAGTTACTCGTTTAGGTAAAACAGGTTTTGCTTTTGAAGCTTGGGTTGATACTGTAGCGAATGTTGAGTTAGACGACCCAAAAGAATAAAGGGTCTTGGTGAAGATTCTTACCATTGGTTGATTGCTAATTTGGCGGTTGCTACTGGGATTGCTCCTAGCCTTTTGATGCAGGAAAGTGATCGCATGATAAATACTTTGATGTATGCCGTCAAATATCAGCAGGGCGGTCAATAATGACTCAAACAGTTATTTATGATGTCAAATCTTTACTTCGAGATTTAGATGGTTTAGCTCCAGGCTTGCGGAAACAGCTTGTAAAAGATTCTAAAGATATTGCTAAACCTATTGCATCCAACATTAAATCTCATATTCCTGCTACTGCGCCTTTGTCAGGTATGAATAGCACTTATCCGATTCGCACTTCTAGAGGGCATTTGACTGGTAATCCTGGTGGTCGTTTAGCTTGGGGTGCAGTGAAACCGGCTAATCAGGTGCAAATAAAGTTTAGGTCTGGTAGGTCTAGATATACGGCTATTACTTCTTTGCTATCAATTTGGATTACTTCTCCTGCAACTGCTATGGCTGATGTTGCTGGTAAAGGTGGTTTAAATAAGAGTGTGAAGTTGACTCGCAGATATGCGTATAAGAATGATACTCGTAGGCATAGGGTCAATGGTGGTAATGGTGGGGCAGATTTTGTTCGTAACTTGAAATCTCGTGGAGCTAACGATTTTGTTTATCCGGCTGTTGGTGATTCTATTGATGATGCTCAGCAGGAAGTAAAATTGATTATTGACAGATATGCTCGCATGGTGAATAGGAAACTCAACTAATGTCCGTTATTGTAAAACTCCTCTCGAAGTTTGATGATTCGGGTATTCGTAAAGCCAAACATGAATTTGGTAGCCTAAAGAAAATTGCTGGAACTATTGGTATCGGCATTGGTTTGAAGCAGATTGCAAGCGATTTGTTTGATGCGGCTAAGGCTGCTTCTGCAGATCAAAAGAGCATGCAGTTGCTTAATAGTCAGTTGACTCGTAATGCTCATGCTACTGAAAGTCAAATAACTCAAAATAATGCGTTTATTGAGAGCCTATCTAATCAGGTAGGTATTGTTGACGATAATTTGAGGCCTGCTCAAGCTAAGTTGGCTCGTGCTACAGGTAGCGTTGCTAAGTCTCAACAGTTGTTGAAGTTGGCTTTGGATGCTTCGTCTGCTAGTGGTAAGCCTCTTGAAACAGTGGTTACTGCTATTTCTAAAGCGTATAACGGCAATACGAGTTCTCTTGTCAGGTTGTTCCCTGAATTAAAGAAATCTAAGGATGCTTTGGCTGATTTGAATGCTGAAGTTTCTGGCACGGCAGCGCAACAGGCTGACCCTTTTGCCAAACTAAATGTGGCTATGGATAATTTGAAAGAAAAACTAGGTGCAGTTATTTTGCCTTATCTAGTTGATTTTATAGACACTATGGTCAAACCTGGTGGGGCTATAGATCAGATGGGTAATTTTTTGGATGATGTTTCTAACCCTAAAACTGAAGCCGGTAAAACTTTTACCACAATCAAGACTGCTATTGACCAAACTATTCAAGGTGTGAAAGACTTTTTTGCTTTGTTTGGTAATGGGGATGCTATGGCTGGTTTTGGTAATGTGGCTTCTACTTTAGTCAAAATGTTGCCTGCTTTGCTTGCGTTGAAAGGTATTTTGTGGTTAGCGAAAACAGGTAAATCATTAGCAAACCTAGCTTCTGCTATTGGGTTGATTAAAGGCAGTGCAACAGTAACTGCAACTACTGGTGCAGTTCAAACTGCTACTACTGCTGCGGGTGTTACAGCAGCAGCTGAAACTGCTGGATTATCTGTAGCGGGTGCTGCTACTCCTATTGCCATTGGTGGTGCAATTCTGTTACAAGGTTCTCAAATGGCTGCTGATGCTAATCAAGTCAAATATTCAAAACTAGGTATTGACTATAAGGCATTGTTAAATTCGGGTTATAGTGCAAGAATGTTACAAACTGCTTCGGGTTTTGCAACAGCAAAAAAACTATTTCCATATACTGGGCCAAAATTGGCTAAAGGTGGAATTGTGATGCCTCGACCTGGTGGGACTTTAGCTACTGTTGCTGAAGCGGGTTATCCTGAGGCTGTTATTCCTTTGAATAATAAAAATCTTTTGGGTTCGACAGTTAATGTGCATGTTTATTCTGCTGATCCTAAGGTTGTGGTTGATGCTGTTAGTCGCTATATTGCGCAGAATGGCGGTAAGATGCCTACTTCTTGGGGTCGGTAAATGTCTTTACCTTCCTATGTTGTTGAAATGCAGTTTGGTGCTGATGGCACTTATATTGACATTACTTCTTATGTAACAAATGTTTCTATTTCTCGTGGTATTAGTAGGGTTTTAGAAGATTATTCTGCGGGAACTTTGAATGTTACTTTGATAAATAATAATCGTGTTTTTGACCCGCTAAATACTAGTTCTCCGTTATGGGATTCAACTAATGGTTATACTAGGGTTCAACCTGGTGGCAAGATTCGTGTGACTGCTAATGGGGTTAGGCGTTTTACTGGTTTTATTCGTGACTGGACTTTTTCTTATGATGATAGTGGTTTCAATGGGACTGCTAATTTTACGGCTTTAGATGCTCTCTATTATTTTGGTCAAGCTAATCTTGATGGTGGTCAGGCATGGCAGGTTGAATCTACTGATGAACGCATAAAAAGTATCGCTTATTTAGAGTATTTGGATTTGACTAAGGTTGCTGGTGTTGAGGCTGGTCAAACATTGTTGGGAACAGATACTTTTCAAGCTGGTCAGAGTGTTTTGGCTTATATGCAGAATGTTGCTTTGAGTGAGCCGGCTGATTTGTTTTCTAATGCTTCAGCAGTTTTGGTGATGAAAGATCGCAGTTTTGGTAGCTATAAGTGGACTAATAAGATGCGATATAACTTTGTTTCTTATCCTGGCACTGCTTATACCTTTCCTGATGTGAATAATGGTGAATGGGAACTTATTGGCACTCAACCTAAAAATCTTGCTGCTGATGGTCGGACAAGGAATTTTGGCACTGCTACAGCTTGGATGGGTGGCACTGTTAATGCTGTTGACCCTGCAGAGCAGTTTGTTGGTTTTCTATATAACGATAAAGGTAATCCTCAAAGATATCAATTCAATGGTTCAACTTATGTTTTTAGTGCTTATGGTTTAGGTATTACTGATTATAGGTTGGAAGCGTTTTTATTAGATTCGACAGGTAATTTTATTGGAACTGCTATTGGGACTGCTTCTGCTTCTAGCACTTCGACTTGGACTCAGGTTTCTGCTGTTGCGACTGCTGCAGGTGGGGTGGTTACGGGTGTTCAGTTTGCTTTTGGTTATTATGGTTCGACTGCTGTGAAGCTTTGGGGTGATGGTTTTATTGTTGAGCCTGGTTCGGCTTACATAAATTATTTTGATGGGGGTTATACTCCTGTTGATGATTCGGCTGATGTCAGGAATAGGGTTGCTTGGGCTGGTGATGCTTATGCGAGTATGTCGGGTTATGTTCAGGGGACTGCTTCTGCTGTTTCTTCGGCAACTATTTTGACTTTTGCTGACGCTAATTCTCAAGGTGCGGCTTATGGTAATGGCACTGCTTTACCTTTCATGGATTTGCAGGTTGTCTATAATTCTGATGTTTTATATAACAAAGTTCAGATTATTGGTGTGAATGCTACAGCTATTGTTGAAGATACTGCAGGTCAAGCAAAATATGGTTTGTTAGGTTATTCTCAAACAGATAATTTGACTACAAGTTTGACTCGACCTGCTGAGATTGCAAGTGATTTGTTGGCTTCTTGGCGATTGCCTGAATATAGGGCTCAAGAGATTACTGTTGCTTTAGAAGCTTTGACTAGTTCTCAACAAAATAAAATATTAGGTATTGAACTGCGTGATGTGATTAGGGTTTGTTTTCAGCCTTCTGCTTCAGGAGCTATTGTTGATAAGTATTATCAGGTTTTGGGTATTGATGGTAATGCTGATTTGGATAAAGATCGGGTAACTTTGCGTTTAGGTAGTTTAGATAACATGCCTATCCGATTAGATACTGCTTTTATGGCTGTTTTAGATACTGATACTTTAGGCTAGTAAACTAGGTTTTTAGGAGAAAAAATGTCTGCAACTAAAATTTGGAATATCGGTGATGTTCTAACGGCTAGCGATTTGAACAGTAATTTTACTAAATTGCCTTACAGTGTCATGCCGTTTACTATCAACTATACTTCTGGGGCTATTGCTGCTAACGCTACAGCTTTGATTGCTGTGCCTTTTACTGCATCAAGATTTAGTGTTTCTCCGATTGTTTCAGCTTCAACTGACTCTAGGTATTTGACTGCCTACATTTATAGTGTGAACTCTGGAACTGTGACTATTGGTTTGAGCAATAATGGTAATGCTTCTTCTGCTGCAACAGTTGTTATAACTGGTTTTGCTATGCAGTGGGCTTCTGGTTCGGCTGCGGGGTAATAAATGTTTTGGTGTCAAACTGTTTCTTGTAGTGAAAAGGGTGTGAAGCATTCTGCTCATCCTGAAGGTGTGCCTTTGTATTGTGGTGTTTGTGGTCAGGAGATGACTTCAGTTGAGTGACCCTAAACCTACTAATCAGACTTTGTTGTTGCAGATTGTTCGTGACATTGAGATTCTAAAAGCAAACAGCATCCAGATTTTGCAGGCAAGTCAAGACCATGAGACTCGTATCCGTGATTTGGAGAAGCAAGCTAATAAGAATGCTTGGATTCCTCCTTTGATTACAGCCATTGTTACTAGTGTTGCTGTTTATTTGATTAGTAAAGGATTTTTGAAATGATTACTCCGTCAACCTATAATTTGACTGTTTGGCAGGGTGCAGATTTTGACCAAACTTTTACTGTGACACAAAATGGCACTGCCTTGAATTTCACGGGTTATTCTGCTCGTATGCAGGTTCGTGAAGCAGCCGACTCGACAGCCTATTTACTATCTCTAACTAATGGGTCTGGTATAACTCTTGGTGGCACTGCAGGCACTATTGCTGTTGCTATCACTAACGCTCAATCTTCTGCTATCTCTGCAGGGTCTTACGCCTATGATTTAGAGCTTGTTGCAGGGGCTGGAACTATTACTAGATTGCTTCAAGGTGGTTTCACTGTTAGCGGGAATGTGACTAGATGAGTGATCTTGTTATTACAACTAATGTTCCAACAACAACAATCTCAACAACAAACAATGTAACGAACATTGATGTTACTCAGCAGGTTGTTCAGGTTGCTGTTCAAACTAGCGGTTTGCAGGGCATTCCAGGTGCAACAGGGCCACAGGGTGCTTCTTATGCTGAAGGCGACCCAATCTATGTGACTGTAACAAACAAGACTGGTTCTACTCTTTCTGCAGGTTCTATTGTTTATACTTCTGGGGCTAATGGGGTTCACACTCAGGTTTCTTTAGCTCAGGCTTCAGGTGAATCTACTTCTGCACGCACTTTGGGCTGGTTGGCTGAAGATATTGCTAACAATGCTGATGGATTGTGCATGGTTGAGGGTTATTTGGATGGGGTGAATACTCAAGGGATAACTGAGGGTGCTCAACTTTATTTATCGCCAACTGTTGCAGGTGGTTTCACAGCGACTAAACCTCAAGCTCCTAATCACATGGTTTATGTGGGTGTTTGTTCAAAGGCTTCTGCCGGTAATGGCAGGGTTTATGTCAAAGTGCAGAATGGTTATGAACTGAATGAAATTCATGATGTTCAAATAATTAGTGTCGCAAATAATGATGTTATTCGTTGGGATTCTACTGCTAGCCTTTGGAAGAATGTTGCCTCAACTGCTCTAACTGTTGGCACAGCAACTTTTGCAACATCAGCGACTTCTGCTTCAACTGCTCAACAGGCAGGCACAGCAGTCTATTCTTTGACTTCAGGTTCAGCCTATTCATCAACATTTCTTTCAGGTTCAATAACTAAATCACAGGTATCTGATTTTACTTCTGGAACTGTTGCATCTGCTTCAACAGCACAGCAGGCAGGAACAGCATTTACTTCAACATTCGCAGGGACAGCAACCTATGCAGGAACAGCATCACTATCAGGAACAGCAGTTTATGCAACAAACTCTGGGACAGCAGTTTACGGCACAACAGCAGGGTCAGCGTTCTATGCAACCTATTCAGGTACAGCAACAGTTCTAGGCGGGTCAATAACTTCATCACAGGTTAGTGATCTATCGACTACTCTTTCGACAGCTATTGTTGCAAATATTTCAGGCACAGTCACACAAGCACAAGTTTCAGGTCTTGCATCAACTCTGGCTGGTTATGCTGCGTTAGGTTCAGCAAACACATTCACAACAGGTGCTCAAACAATACAAACTGGTGCAGGCACGAATAAAGGTTTAGTTGTTCGTGGAGCTGCTACACAATCAGTTAACTTATTTGAAATTCAAAATAATGATGGTTCAACTGCAATACAAGTGAACTCAGCAAACTCTCTGCTATGGGGTGGTGCTTCAGGTTCATTATTGTCAGGAACAAATGGTCGTATTCTTGCTGTCACAACTTCTGCAACAATAGTTCCTGCAACATTTAGAGGTGCTGCTTCTCAGTCAGCAAACCTACTCGAAATACAAGACTCCTCAGCAAGCACAGTCACTTCAGTAACATCAGCAGGCATATTCTCTGCAGCAGCAGTAAGACTAAACAACGCAGGTTTAAACAGTTTTGGTGGTGCAGCTGTCGCAAACCAAATTTTGACAGTCAACGCAAACTCATCAGCATATGTGCCATTAGTTGTCAAAGGTGCAAGCGGTCAGTCAGCAAACCTACAAGAATGGCAAAACTCAGGTGCTACTGTCGTAGCAAAAGTAGATTCAAATGGTGTCGTTTATGGTGCAACAGTTAGAACAATTCAAAGCAATGTGGCTTTATTAGAACGAAATTCTGGCGGAGAAATTTCACTACTAAAACAAACTGCTGCTACAACAAATCCTGGTTCTGGATACGCTCGAATTTATCTGCGTGATGGCACAACTGCTGGAACATTGAAACTTGTAGTGCGTGCTGGTGCTTCGGGTGCTGAAACAACTATCCTTGATAATATTCCACAAACATAAGAAAGATTGACATGAGTGATTTTGAAGTTTCAACAGAATATAAACTGCAGGTTTTGAATCAGCGTTTAGAGCAGTTAAACATTGAGGGTTGGCATAACGAAGAAGCCAAGCTAATCGCACAAGCAACACTCAACAGTGAAGAAGTCACAAGACTTACTGACAACATTGAGATAATCAAAAACGCTATTACAGCCGTCAAAGAACAGATCACTGCTCTAACTGCATAATTTTTGCCGAAAACTATACAGGTCTAAAAATCGTGTATAAGGCTGAACGCTAAAATTATGTTATGACTAAATATGTTGAGCCTTTTGCAGTAAAACTTCGTGGAGACGAATTCGGGAATCTCGCCCCATATCGTAATGGTCGGCCACATCGAGGGCAGGACTGGCATCCAGCAGAACTCTCTGAAATCAAAGCTATAACTGACGGAACAGTGTTCATCAACGAATGGACTGATGTTCTTGGTTGGATTGTTATTCATTCGGCTAAAGATGGTTATTGGGTGCTTTACGCTCATTTGGCTAAACAGTCTGATTTGAAGAAGGGTGACAAAGTCAAAGCCGGTGAGACTGTTATCGGTAAAGTTGGCGGGGGCAAATACAAGTCAGGTTCAGCTTCTACAGGTGCTCACCTGCACTTATCTATTGGTAAAGCTAATAAAGATTGGAGCAACCCGAACATTCATTTGGCTGCTTATGAAGATCTAGTTGACCCGCTGAAACATATTGAGGCGAATAAGGCATGAAACTAGTTTTGGAATCTTTGAAGGTAAAGGGTAAGGCTGTTGCTGAGGTTGTTGGGGCTCTTATTTGGCGTGGCTTTGGTATCGGCTTGTTTATTCTTGGCGGGTCTGCTGGTGTTGGCTCTGCTCTTACAGGCTCTTGGGTGAATGGTGTTTTGGTTGCTTGGGGAACACTCATGATTAGCGTTATTGGTGTTTTGGGTTACGCTATTGCAACTACTGGTAAGGCTACTAAGGCTGATGTGGCTAAGGGTGCTGTTGATGCTATAAAACGGGCTGAAACCGAATCGCAGGCTAAAAAC